GGTAGAGGAAGCCTCTTCTGCACCCTCATCAGTTGCGAATGCTTCATCAAGAATCTTCTGTACCTCAGAAGTTGATAGACGCTTGTAGAGACTATCAAAGTCTGGAAGTGTATCAAGAATCTCCTTACACTTAGCTGGTCCACCGTAGGCTGGATCGCAAAGAGGTGAAGACTTACGACGAGGTGTAATCTTGGTTTGTGGGAAAGCACCGGGAGTTGTTGGCTTGCTGTAATCAATCACAAGGTCAAGACCATCCTCTGGATCAGTAATATCACCGTACTCTGGATTAAGAACGAGATTGATTAGAGTCTCATAAACAGTCTTTCCGTAGGACCAAATCTGCACTCCCTTCTTCTCATCACCACGAACAAGGATTGGTGAAGAGAAACGCTGACGTGGGAATAGCTGTTTAGCCATTTTCTTGCTCTCTTCATCACTATTAGCTACGCCTTCCTTCCAAAGCTGCGAAGCAAACTCACAGATTGGACAATCCTCACCAAAGTTCTTCTTAGGACAAAGAACGCTCTTGGTCTTACCTACTTCATAGTGAAACCAAAACTCCTTGAATGGATCGCCGTCAGCAGTTGGAACAATACGAATAGGATGCTGTCCCTCCTCTGGCTTCCAAGTATTAGAAGTGTTCTGATTCTTGCCGTTGTTAGCGAGGCTGTTAAGCTTTGCACGCATTTTGTTTAGATCGATAGCCATGATATTTTCTCCTTATTAGTTGGTTAAAGTCAAAGTGTCAAATGTCACACTCTGCTAGATTGTCGTACTACCATCATATTCAACAGGTCGGGTAGTTTCGACCTTTTGTTCTATTAGCTCTCCTACAATAGTCTTGAAGTTGAAGATGCGAAAGTCTCTTGCATCTACATCATATACTACTTTTGAACCTTCTGCAAGGTTTACTTTGCGTCCTGTATTTTTGATTGTTGACTTAAGAAAGTCTTCTGGGAGGTCTTCCATGTTAATGAATGTCATTGTCCTTTGTGTTCCGTCTTTCTTAACGAATGTTCCTGTATAAGCTATCATACAACTCCTGTTTTGTCAAGACCGTTATATTTTCTCCAACCCATTTTAACTCTTGTTTCAAGATAAGCTAGGTTATCATCATTTTCATAAGCTTCTTTCTCAAAGATTATGTTTCTGTATGCTTCTTTCTTGCTCATTCCTTTTGCTAGGTTTAAAGCCCAATCAAGAAGATATAAAACATAAAATCCAAGAATCCATAGTTCTTTTTGTTGTGCTAAATGGATTCTTTCGTGATTGATCATTTTCTCTGATCCTTCACCCTTAACAAAGACAAAGGGGTAAAGTGTGATTGCACCAACAGAGAAAAACCAACTTGCTGCTTGTGGTATTTTTGAGTTTCTAATAATCATTTTATTTCTCCTACTCTTGAATATATGGAGTTTTCACTAGAACAAAAACAGATGTTTCTTCTAGGATACTCTCAAATATAGAGTAGGATACTTTGATATTTTCTGTAAACTTATTATTTATTTGTTCTTCTATGTGTTCGAAGAGTTCGGTGTCCTCTTCAAGTTCTTGTTTCGTTATGTAATAAGAATAACCTTTCTCTCGCATGTTGTCAAGAGGATAGAAAAGACTTTCTTTTCCCGTATTAAAATCCATAACTCCAAAGGTTCTAATACAATATGTCTGTGGACTTTCTATTGTTTTCTCAAATACTGGATTGATATTATCAAACATATTCTTCATGTAGTATGAATATGCGACAGTTGAATGTAGTTTTGTTTGTCTTTCTTTCAGACTTACTTTACCTATTATATCCGATACTAGCTTTAAGTCAAGCAAATACATTTCTTGTATTTTTGCTGATCTCGTTAGTTCTTGTAGGACATTATAAACAACTTTGTTTATTGTTTTTTGTATTGGAGACAGGAAGTTTAAATCTGGTTTAATATAGATTACTTTTAGTTCCAAATCTTTATATTGTTCTAGTATTCTCAAGCAAGATAGAGATATTGTTTCCTCACCAGATAATATAAGAGTTAGTTCTTCTTCTATATGAAATGGTATTGTTGGAAGATCGGTTTCATATTTTTCTGGTTTGTCAAACCTTGGAATACAAAAACAATCTTCTGTAGGTTTTATATCTTCTGATATTTTATAGACTGTAAACTGTTTATATTGGCTGAACTGTTCAGCAATATCGCAGCCAATATTACCTAATCCAACAACATTCATTCTGGTTCTACTAATGCTTTCTCAATACTTTCAATAAGATGTGGAGTCACATGGTCTAGTTTTGTAGCTTCTTCTAGTGTTAGCCAAAGATATTCAGAATGTTCAAAACTAAGTTGGACTTCTCCACCCTTATATCTAGCACCATATTGATAGATTGTCCATCCATCATCAGATTTCATCACACCACAATAATATGGTTCTACATCTAGATTACATTCTTCTTTTGTTTCACGAACAGCGGCTGCATAAGGATATTCTCCTCTATCCATATGACCACCGGGTAATCCCCAATGAAGTGGCTTCCAAGTATCTGTTTCTGATCTCAATAAACATAGAACTCTATCTTGCTCATCAAAGATAGACACAACTACTGCTACTTTTGGATTTGTACCCACATTCACCTCTCCCCTACATTATAACCCGTTATTCGTTTTCAACAAGTTCAATACCAAGAAAATCTACAATGTTCTCTTTTATGTGTTTAAAATATTGGACTTGCTTTTCTCTCTTCTTTGCACCTGCTTTTGAAGGGTAGCAGCCCAAGTTTTTACCTGTTGTCTTTGATTTTAGGCACCATTTAGAACCTTGTTTAACTATATGTTCTTTGACTGATTTTTCAATCTTCTCTAGTTTATCATAGTACTTTGGATCTTCATCTAAATGGTCTTTTGCTGTCTTTTCGGCCATATCGTGGGCACGTTTCTTATCTTTTATACCCTTTTCATGTTCCATTTCGACCTTTGTACCCTTTTTAAGAGCCTCTGGATCGTATTCTTTGTCTAATCTATGTGTCTTATCCTCTTCCATAGCACCAACGCCAGAAAGAGCACCAGCATTAGCATAACCAATAAGCTCTTTCTTTGCTTTGATGTTCTTCTTTCTTATACGCTCTTGATAAGGACTAACAAAATACTTTTTACCAGTACTATAATCAATGATTTCGTCAAGTGCTTGTTGACATATTTTTTCTATTGTTTCGTTCATGAAATAACTAGTTCTTTGTTAGCGTTTTCATGCTTCCGTAATCATTTCCAACCTTAATATTTACTCTAAAACTACCATAATCAGTATCAGAAAAGATCTTAATAATCTCTTTCAAATGTTTCTTCTCGTTATCACATAAATCAATGACAACGTTATCATGTACACAGAAAGAAATCTTAGATTTCTTGTCTTTTAGATACTCGTTTACCTTAATAATCTGACGTAATACAATATCTGAGAACGTAGACTGAATAAGATATGACATAGCATGGTGTCTATCGGACGGAATCACACGATCATATGGTGTACGAACCTCATATCCGTTCCAATACTTATCGCGGATTGCATCGCGATCATAAATCTTGGATGCAATCTCATTTTTCTTATCCGATCCATAAAGCCAAGCAAAGATTTGCTCTTTTGCTTTATCTCGGTCAAGTTCACCATTAAACAGGTTTGTTACGTTCCAATCATGAATATCACAATCGGGCTGATTTTTGCCAGCTAAGGCCAAGAATGTACGCAGTTCTGCTCCATTAAAGTCCAACTCAACGAACCAATCGTTATTTGGATGAATAACTGAACGAAACTGCTTGTCTAACGACAAAATGGGGAATGAGTTGTGAACCGTTGCAAGACGACCTGTTATTGTACCAAATGGATTGTATTTGATTACAGGGTCCATTTCGTCAATCTTATTCTTCATATTGCGTACTCTTGGATTTGCAATCTTAACCATCAACGAAGATGTATCGATGTTAAGCTTCTGTCGTTTGATTTGTTCAACAAACTTCGATAGTTGAACTAGAAACTCATAGTTGTCTGGCTTTTTATAGTTTTGATGAACCCATTGGGTAATCTTGGACTTGATCGAGAAATACTCAATAAGAAACCTTTCTGGTACAAGATCGTAGAAACAGTTCTGTTCCATATTGATCTTTGCTGTCAAGAATGACCGCAGATAAGCTTTAAGCCTATCGGATGCTATTGTCCAGCTTTCTTTTAGTTCTGGTGGACATACTTCGTTTATGTCCTTACCACCAACATAAAGAGAGACAAACTCTACGTTGTCAACTGGTATGTTTGAACTATAAGACCAAGTAACAGATCCATCGTCTGGAAATGTGTTGTGTATATCATTGTTGGCGTAAAAACCGTAGCATTCAATCTTATTGTCGAGAACCTCAAAATACAAAGTTCCTCCTTAGAGTTTGAAAGTAAATGACTTATTTTTTGCTGCTTCTGCTTTCTTCAATCTGACAAACTCATTGTAATCTGGATTTGTACCGCCGTCAACAACAAACTTAGTTTGACTATTTATCCATCCCAAAACAACCTGCTCACCAGATACTTTATAAGTGGTTGCAAGTTTTTTAAGCTGGTTGTCAAACTCTGATTGAAACATATTTATTTTTTGTTCTTTTAATCTTATAAAGTAGTAAAGCTGTATCCAGAATACATCTGGTTTTTCGATTTGGTCAACTGTTTGCTTAAATACAGTATCTAACTTAGTAGTACGATTGCAATCATCATATTCATATACTTGTGTCTTTTGTTTCTTTAATACATTATTACTATAATAATCTATCATATATTGTTTTAGTAACTTATAATCTGTGTTATATGATTTAGTATACATAAGATTGAACATTTCTTGAATAGTGTTGACATTATATATTTTAAACTTATCTAAAGCATATTGAGTATTTACATTAAATGTCATTCTCCAAGGAGCATTCTTGTCTACATAAAAGCTATACTTTTCTGCTGTATTTATAAAGAACTGATAGTTTACGTCTTGTAGATATAGTTGAACTTTTTTTTCATCGTCATCATGCTCTAATGTACCGACTTCTAGCATAAGTCCGGTAGCGTTTGGAGAAAAAGCAATATTGCCGATGTTGGCAGTTTGTGATAATGATATTTTAGTGATCGAAAAGTTATTGATGAATAGTCTTAAAAAATCATCAAATGTTAATATTTTATTTTCTAATGCTTTTAAATCATTTAACAATAAAACATCTAATATTTGTTTTATTCTATTTTTATATTGTTCTTCTGGAACAATAGCTGCTCGTTTAACACTTAAAGGATTCAATAATGATTTAGGTATTCTCTGATATTGATCTGCTCTTCTAACTTCTTCTATAAACTCCTTATATGCATCAACAACAAAAGCTGCTGCATATAAAGGAGTTGATTTACCTACAACATTATTATTGATTACTTTTAAATATTGAGGTTTAAGATAAACATGATCTAACTCTAAATCTACTTTGCCATACAATGAAGATACATTCCAAAGATCAATATTGTTTTCATATTGACTTGGATATGCATATTTATACAATAATCTATTTTCGTAGAGTAAACTTGTATTTAATGTATTTTTAGCTTTTGGTTGTATAGCCATTAACCACCTCTTCTACCTATACTTGGTGTGGTAGCTTTATCTTGCAACTTTTCTTGTTCTTCTATAGATTTTTGTATTACTTTTTGAACTTCTTCAGATAATGATTTAAGTTCATTAATAGTGCTTGTTAGTTGACCATCTGGATTTATCAAGCCTGCTTTTTCAAGCTCTGCAAAGCTGCATTCTTTTTTCTTTTTATCAGATCTTGTTCCTCTAGCAGAGTGAAATACACAATCTAATGTTGTCATATATTCGCCCTGTGTTATACGACTATTAACGGATATAACAGTATAATAACCGCCAATACCTGTTATTTCTGAAAACGAATCTGGATCGGCTGGGTTTCCTATTTCTACTGATGGCGTTATAAATACTAGCATACCGGGAGTAAATATATTGTTACCAAATAAAGTTAAATCTGCATTATATCTATCTCTGAACTGACCAAGAAAGAGAGTTTCTTTGCCTAATGATTTTGCTTCTCTTAAACCCGGCTGATCAACCCTCTTGAAGTTAACTTGTTTTAAAAGACCATAATCTTGTCCAATACTAAAATGATATATACCTTTTTGTTCGTCTTCTATTTTATTACCATTTCCATAAAAATCTTTAAGATATTTATCATATATTAAAAAGTAGTTATAATATGATTCTCCCTCGGAGAGAGTTCCGATTGGATAATACTGTCTAATATCTTTTTTTGTTTTGTTAAAAGTAGTTATATCATTTGACGATGTTGTGCCTTGTAGTTTGAACTCATCTATTGGATTAGTAATACCTTTCAAAGTAAAAGTGTTAAATGCTAATGATGTATTGGCATATTTATTCTCTTCTGTTTCTCCTAGATTTCTAGAGTTTAAAGAAGTTTCAATAAACTGACTCATTACGTCACGCAAAAACTCTTTCATTGTGTAAGTATCTTTTTGTGGTTCTTCTACATTTTTTAATAAGAACTCGGTTAGTTTTGATATTGCTATAGGTATATCAGCTATATTTTTGCTTATTGCACCACCATTTCCCAGTGATACTTGTTCTTCTGTAAAAGAAGATAATATTACTAAGTTTCTACTTACTTCTTTTGCATCTTCACTGTTTGGATCTTGTGCGATTAATATCTCATAAACTGCATCGATTATAGCACCAATAGTTGTAAAGTTGATTTTAAGATCTTCGGAAAGTGTATCTGCCTCTGCTGGTTCAGTACTATTAAAAGGAAGACTATTCCACAAAGAAGATATGGTTGCTATTACACCTTCTGATTTTTCTTTATCAAGATTTGCTACTTGCTTGTCTCTATTTTCTTGTAGTTGTTGCTTTGCTTTTACTATTTCTGTATCATTAGCATTTGATTCTTGTATGTTTACAGTTAATGATGGTAAACTAGAACCGGGTTTTTTATTTCTATATCTTAACCATTCTTTTGCTGTGTTATTATCAACTGTTAATGTTTTAATGTTTGAAGTCTTTATGATATTTTCTGAAAGTTTTTGATAATATTGTTGTTTCACTGATAAAATAGAGCGATCAACACTGGCTCGTATTGAATCTAGTTTTGTATTTTCTTGTTCGATTAGTTTATTTAAAGCTTCTGGACTTGTTGTATTTAGGTTACTTAAATCGATTGATAAGTCTAGAGGACCATATTTACCACTAGCTGGATCTACGCAACTATTTGCTTCATTTATAAGCTTGGATAAATCTTTGTTTTCTTTGAGATAGTTTAGAAGTTTAACTTTGTTCTGTTGTCCTACTAAAGTATCGCCATTAGTTTCGCCTGTTACAGATTTTATCTTTAAATCTTCTATAGATTCTTTTAATCCTTTAAAAATATTAAACTTTTTAGTTGTAAATACATTTTCTAAAGAACCAATATATTCTGCTTTTAACTTTAGACTTCCATCTTCATTGAAAGTAAAGTGATGATTTGTTAGTTGCAATGTTACAGATAGATTTGTGTCAGATAGGTCTTCATCTATTGTACCTAGTTCGGAGAATAACTCTTGTTTTAAAGATGGTTCTAAACTTTCCCAACCAATAACAGCTTTTATTCTGAAATCTTCTGATTTATATTTATTGTTATTTTCTTTTTTATAGTTTGGATGCATTATAAGTGACCAATAGTTGGTCGTTGTTTTGGCCTTTACATCATCAAAAATGTTTGATGGTTCTTCGCTAAATGCACTAGCTTTTTTCCAAAACTCTAACATTTTGTCATAGTTACCACCAGAAAAAGAGTTAATAGAATCAAAGTGAAACTCCAATACTACTTCCACAAATCTTTCAGCCGTTACTGGGTTTGTACCAGCTAACTTATATTCTGCACTAACTATACCACAGTTATTGCCTCTTGGTGTTCCTAGTATATTAGAGTCATCTGAAACACTTAAATATTGTGTTGATTTTCCAAACTTGAACTCAAACTCTTTTTGTTCTGGTCCAGAGCCTTGTACTCTATATAATCTTATTTTTGGAACTAATGAAGCATATTGATAAGATCTCATTCTATTAAGACAAACAGATTCTGACTTACCAGTTAACTTAGCTATACTAACTGGTAGTGAATCAGCAGTAGTATCAAGTTTGTATATGTGTGAGTAAGAAAACTTGTCAGATGTACTATACATTTGACTTATTATTTGATCCAAATAAGTGCTTAAAAACTCTTGATTATCAAACTTGATTTGTTCTTCAGCCATTATCTTGTCATAGCTCCCAATACATCACTTAAAGGAAGTGGTACAGATATTTGCTCTCCAAGCTGTATCATTGCTTCTATTGGTTTTTTATTGAACCAAGCAATAACCCACCAATATTTTGGATCACCATAAAACTGATTTGAAACTTTCCAATATCTATCGTTTGATTTCCATGTATATTTTACAACAGTAAATGATTGTATTTCTTGTGAAGTTGGATATCGTAGTTTAGATGTATTATAATGAGAAATAGAATCAACCATTCTATTTTCAACAACATCCTTTAAACTTGGATTATTTGTATCAGTTACTAAAGTTTTGCTTTTATCATATCTGGTAGCCATTATTTAGTTCCTGTTATTGTATCTTGTGATGCTTTGTTACTTTGATCTTTGCCCGCATCTTCTATTGAGGTTTGACCAGAGGACTGTGGACCAGCGATCTGTGTCTCTTGATGCTCATGATAATCAGTATCATAGTTGTAAAAATATCTTTCTGTCAGAATATCATTATCTTGTGACTCAGCTAATCTTTCATTCAAAACTGTAAATGTCAAACTTACATCAAAAACTTTTGGAAAGAATGGGGTTTGTCTATTGTTGGATATGTCAACATAAATCTTGTTTATATCCATTACTGGGTTGGCACTAAAAGCAGTGATATATCCAAGAACGCCACGACCTATTGTGTTTTCTCCGGCTAATATGAGATTACCATATCTAAATCTAAACAATGGAGGTGTTACCATTATTTGAGTTGGGTTGCTATATCTTGGATACAACGTTTTCTTTAAATGATCAATAACGTGTAGCAGTTCTTTACCCTCTAAAACACCCATTTGTTCTTTATTAGCTCTCGCTTGGAAAGTGACGGTCATTGTTCTGCCCATTCTCTTAAAATTTGATACAGGGTCCATTCGTCCAATAACTGTTTGCTCGTTCCATTCTGGTGTTAGATTTTCTGTAATCTTCATGTTAAATGGAAGAAACAAGAACTCAGCATTATAAGTTAGACTTTTAACAATAAAAAGAGTTTCTCTTTGTTCTTCTGAACTTAAAGTATTGATTTTTGGATATTGTTCCATTTATTGTCCTTTTATTGTTAAGTTCTTGATGCTGGTGATAATGTGGCTGGTGTTGTAATCGAACCTGTGGAAGTTCTGTTTACAATGTTAGTTACTAGTTGATTTAATCTTTCTTGTCCTATAAACACTTCAACTGTTGTATTGTTTGCTGCTTGCGTTTGAGTACCTGTATTTGGTAATGCATTTAATATTCTAGCTAATGCATCTGCTTGTGGAGTACTCAAAGAAAAGTTATTGATAGCATCAATCATATCTTGTGTTTCATCGCCCAATCTTCTTGTACTTGTTGTTGTGATAACAGATGCTCTTGTTAAACTTTCTGTGATAACTTTAAAGTTCAATGATTTATCTTCGTCTAACTGGTTAATAATACCAACAATAGCAGCCAATGAGGTGGCAAATGCTGCCATACCAAAGAGAACAAGGGGGTTTGTGAAAGCTACACCAACAATACCCATAGCTATTCCAAGGCCAGTTAAACTTAATACCAAATCAGTACTTAAAACGCCGGATAAAGAAACTACTGAATCTAATAGCTTTGATATACCATAGAACACTATACCAATACCAAGACCGGCTAATGCAAGACCAACACCAACTTCAAGCAAAGCCAAGCCAAGAGCACCTATACCCGGTGCAGCGGCAGCAGCAGCAGCTCCAAGCGTTTCAGTCGCAGCAGCAGCAGGAGCAGCAGCAGGAGCAGTAGCACTAAAAAGACCAAGCAATAGTTTAAAAGGCGTCAAAGCAAAACCTATTACTTTTCCAAAACTTGTAATAAGTAAGCCTACTGCCATAGCACCCATGATAAACTTAAAAAATCCATTATCAGCTATTTCTAGCAATACATTAGCAAATTCATGGGCAACATCTATCGCTGGTCCAAATACAATAGCAAAGTTTGCCATTAACATTTGAAACTTTTGTTGGATTGGTATTGCTGCTTGTATTGCATCATCAAGTTTCTTTTGTGATGCTTTTTGGGCTTCCATATTTTTTATTGTTTTTTCTCTTTCAGCGTTAGACATTGAAAGAACACGACTTGCTTCTTCGATGGACTTAAATCCAGCAGCATCTGTAATCATCTTCTTTTCAAAGAAGTTCATTTCATCAAAAGACATACCAGCTTCATCTAATCTAGTTCTTAATAGATCAATGGCTTTTGCTGGATTTTCTGCTGATGCTTCTAAAAGTTCCATTGTATTTATAAAGTTACCACCTAATGCTGCATTAAGCTTACCAGCGGCGTTTGCTGCGCCTTCAAATGTTTGGAACTTCTCTACAACACCTATTAAATCTCCAACTGCTACACCAGTTGCTTTTGATTGTATTTCTAGATCTTTAAATACGTTAACCATATTTTTGCCGTATCCAGCAAGTTTATCAGAAGCTTGAGCAAAATCTTGTGATATTTGTTGTGGACTCTTGCCAATAGCAACACCAAGAGCCGCCATTTGGTTTATCGTTTTGCTTGATTGAATATCTGATTGTCCCATTATCTGCGATAATAAGCCGATTGATTTAGCAGAGTCAGCGGCTGAAATACCAAGTTGTTCTAGTTTAGCTGCGTTTGTTATTAATAAAGCTTGAGTATTTGCGCTTAAACTATTGAATGTATTAAGATTATTATAAAGACCCTCTGTTGCTTTTCCTGCTTCCTCAAATGAAATACCAAATCTTGTTGAGCCTCTGGCAGTATCACCAAGAACAGAGTTTAAAGCACCAGCTGCTCCTGTTGCTCTATTGAGAGAAGCAGCAGCATTGTCGAAAGCAAAAAAAGCAGTTACTGTTGCTTCTTGGATTTTCATAGCAACAGATAAAAATACAGCTTGTGTTGCGCCACCGGCTCTTCTTACAGAGTCAGTAAAACCATCCATAACATTTTTTGGATTAGTAAACAGTTGATATGTTAATGAATTTTTATTAGCTTCATCAATACCAAGAAGTTTTGATAGACTATCACCATTTTGTACTGCTCTATTAAAGTTTTTTGTTGCTTCTGTTGCACTATTATAAGCTTCTGCAAGTTCGTCTACATTATCTGCATTAGTTTTTATAGCATTTTCTAGAGCTAATCTAGCTTCTTGCTCTGTTATTTTTAGTCGTAGTTCTGCGACGCTTAAACTATCTTTATTTACTTTTTCTAATGCTTGAGCTATTTCTAGTTCTTTATTTAAATAATCTAATGATTTTTTACGTAATTCTTCTAAACGACCTTCAATTTCAAGAAGTTTTGCTCTATCACCATTTTGTTCTTTTATAATCCTTGCAGCTTCTTGAAGTTTTTCAACATTTGTTTCATTAATAGCACTTAATGCTTGTGCCTCTGCTAATGACATTGGTGTATCAGCCATTTAAATTTACCTCTTATTTAAACGGCCACTTAATGCCGGTATCTCTTTCGAACTTATCAACAGCTATTTTAAGCTTTGCATAATCTTTGTGAGTTCTTGGATCATTTAAACCATTCTTAATATATGAATCAAAATAACGCTTCTCACCAGCGAGAGCACCAACAAATGCTTGTATTTGCCCTTGTGTTCCTGTTATTGAAACTGGTGGTATATAAACGTCTTGTCCAAACATACGTTGAAGAATCATCTTGATTGCTGTTCCAAACATCAGTAAGAATGATTCATTTATTTGATTGCCCTTTGACAAATCAATATGAATAGGGGTTAAATCGTTTTTCATGATATATCTCTTATATAAATAGATGATAAAACAAAATCGGAGAGCTTAGTGCTCTCCGATTTTACTTATCTACAGATTATTTATTTTGCAATACCTGCAATCAAACGCCAACGGTTCATGGTGGATTCGTTTACAATTTTCTTTTCGTGTAAAGAAATAAGTTTAAGTTTTTTAAACTCTGGATCTGACTTTAATGCATCGACTACATTATTTTTAACTTTTACTGCTAATTGAAAATATTGTCTATATTTTCTTCTTTCATCTTCTGTACCATGTTTATTTGGTAACTCTTTTAACTTAAATGCTTTTTTAATCATTTGCATAATGGTATCTGTTTCTTTAACTATTGGCTGAGTATTGTCAGGTGAATATTCTTTAATTATTTTTGATTCCATTATATTGGAAGCATATCCTGTTTTTCTACCAATTAATGTTTCTATTTCTTTTGTTATTAATCTTTCTATCTTTCTTTTGAGTCTTTGGAACTCTCTATTTAAAGTTTTTTCTTCTTCGGAACCATTTGGATTTGGTCCTATTTTTCCTGCTCTCACCTTACTGTCTGAGGGTATTCTTTGATATTTATCAGCAACACCAAGTAATGCTAGAGCCATTTCGTCAATTGGTTTATCAAAAGTTATAACAACTTCTGGTCCTGTTCTTTCCTCTGGTTGTGCTTCTGGCTGTGGTTCTGGTTGTGGTGTTGGTCCTGTTTCTTCACCCGAACCTTCAACATCTTGCATCTTATTTAATAGAGTAGCAAGTTGTTCTGCTCTTGAAGATTTTAATCCTTTTTGTCTAAGTGCATATACGGCGGCACCAGAAAGCACCAATCCAATACCAAGAGTTGACAACAATGGACCCAATCCTACAACTGCGGTGCCAACCGTAGACAAAGTACCACCAGATATTAATGGTGTTACATGGGTTGTTACAGTGCTGGTAAATATTTGACCGCCAGCCATTGGAGCACCAGCACCGGAAAGAGGAATAGCTTCTGCTAATGTTTGACCTGCGTGGTCTGGGCCAGCTAGATTATCTGCCCACCATTTAGCAAAGTCGTTATTACCAGCGTCCCTAGCTAGATTCAATAAGTTTGGTGTTGGGTTTCCTGCTGCATCAACCAAACCATTGGCTTTCATTTTTACTAAAAAGTCGGACACTCCCATACCGGAAATATTAGCACCGGGAGAACCCATTAGGACTGCTAGATGCTCAGTTACTCCCAGTGTTCTACCACTAGTTAATATTCTGTACATAAATCTTATGGTTCTTGTGCTTTTAAATAGATTGAGAAACCATGCTTGTTTTACTAACCAACCGAAACCTATACCCAAGGCTCCTAGTGCTGCTAGTACTTTTGGAAGAGTTGTGCTATTCAAACCCTTCATAGTACCAGTTTCTTTTGCATAATCTACTGGCTCTTCTTTGATCAGACTTTCTCTGAAATGCTTGTAGATATCCGCTAAGTCTCTGTCTAGTGTAACTTTAACAACTGAACGCAAAGAACCAATTATTGCATTTGCTTCTTCTGGTTTTAATTTTTTTTGCTTTACACCTTCTACTATTGAGTCATATGCAGCAGCCATAGAGGTTACAGCTTTAAAGAACTCTTCTTGTGATTTCATGTTTGGAAATTCTTTAAATGTTCCTTTAAATTCTTGAAACCATTTAGAGATATATGAGTTAGCTAATTTTTCGGCAGCTGCTTCGTATTCGGCAGTTAGTTCTTTTTCTGCTTTTCCTCTGCCAAATATCTTACCACCTTTTTCAAGGCTACCAGCTTTCCCAGCATAATATTTACCTGTTTCCCAAGCAGAACCAATTCCTTTTCTTATTGTATCAAATAAACCCTCGTTAAGAGGGATATTGTTTTGTTTACAATATTCCATAACTAATAGGCTGTGCCAATCAGTTCTAGTAGCTACTTTCTTTTTGTGCTCTAGTAAGATTTTTTGGTTATATTCTTGTAGGTTCATATCATAAATTCCTTTAATAAAACATCATATTAAATAGTGTCTTACTTTCGTTTTGACGCTTTTTCCATAGCCTCTGCTTCATCTTTGATTTGTTTAACTAGTCTTTCAAAAAACCACATTCGCAAACCAACTGGAAGGTTATATGCTTCTATGAAAGACCATCCACCATGATATTTTAAAAGGAAGAACTGTTCATATATTTGTTGTTGATAATCATCACTTAGGCCAAAAAAAGTCCGCTGTAAACGGAACCTCCAATCTTGCCTCATACGAACAAGCCTTACAAACAAAGTTGTGTGATAAATCTATATTTGGAGTTATCTTTTGATATAGATCTCGGATGAATCTGGAATCTTTTGCTGGTAACAACCCAACAGCTTGATCCAACGTATTTGAATCGGAGATATTATTGATTGATTTAATCATCATTCTAAGTTGAATGATTAAACTAAAATCTAGATCTTTCTTCGCAAGTTGTGCTTCTCTTATTCTATTGGTGATAAACACTTCGTCTTTACCAGTTAGCAATCTTAGCTCTACTGGAACATTAATAACTGGAAGGATTGCAACAAATGTTTTATTCTCTGTTATTTGCACTCCAAGTTGTTCCAGTTCTTCTTGTGCAATAAGCTCTTTTGTATGACAAGAGTTTAAATCAAACTTATATCCTTGGTTTGTACCACAAGATGGACAAGTTATTTTTGTTTCGTAATCTGCACCATAAGCAGATCTACGAGCAGCGATTACAATAGCGTTCTTGTCACCGACCAATAAGCTATCTGGTGCTATTGATTTATCAACTATTAGATCTTGAATAACTTTTTCAAGAGCAACACCTTTTTTAAGCAAAGATTGGTTTGTTAATGTATCTTCATCTTTTGCTGTCATATATCTGATTTCTATTGTATCTTTACCACACAAAGGATGACCTTCTGGATAAAGAAGTCCTTTTGATGGTAGATCAACATATTCCGTTGGTACGACAAAGTTTAATCCTAGCGTACCTGCTATATCTGATTGTTGGGGTTGTTTTGAATCTAACCCTAGTCTATCTAGGTTATTTCTCATATATCACTCGTTGTTATTGTTGTTATGTTGAAGGTACGCCTGTAAACACATTATCTCTTGGATTTGCTGAGCGGCTGTCTTCTCCAGCAGCTGCTGCTTGATCAATCGCTTCTTGTGCTTGCGCTGTTTTATCGGTAGCTAATGTTTCGTCCGTACACCATTCTGGTATGACTGTTAGTGTAATAGTATTTATTTCATCTGATCCATAATCAAATGATCCAAAATCTATTTTATTTATTCTTGGATTTGTAATAGTAAAATATGGATTTAACTGATACTCGTTTGTATTTCCATTCTGAAACAAACGAATAAGCTCTCTTGTGTTTAAGCTATCGTTTTCCTCTAATCCAGTAAGTTTTTGAATCTTTATACTTGAACAAAATATTGGTAGGTTGATGACCTTGGTTCTGTTCTCTCTTATTATGTTTTGACTTTCCAAGTACTTAAACAAGTGTTTTGATAATACGTTCTCTTTTTGTTTAGAGCCTATATCATAAAACACTATCTGAATAGGTTCCCAATGAATAGAACCATTTTGAAAGTAATGAACATGCTGATTAGCATATCCTCTTTCAAAGTCTATATTAATACTAGGAGCACTTATAGTCTTAACTAGCTGACGCGCTATTTCACCAGTAGTTTTGTTTTGAGTATCAAATACAAACTCACACAAAAACCTATGTTTTAATATGGGTTCTCCTGCCGACTTTTGTTTATTTGTTGATACCCAAAACATCAATCATCCTATTATCTTACTAGATCTGATTTAAAACCAGTTGAAGTGATTTGTAGATCTGCCCAATCATAACGGAAAGTAAATCCAATCTCGTTGATATCGTCAGATGCATAATCAAGACCACCAAAGTTTACTGACTTAATCCAAGCATTGTTGAGAATCCAAGTTTCAAGTGCTTTTCCTTGTGCGTCTAGTTGGATAATACGGATTTGATTAAATGGTCTGGTAGCTTTGCCCTTAGCCATAGTACGAAGTGTACCGGCTTGTGAACCACCTACGATTGCAGTACCAGCTGATGTTGGAGATTGATAACCAGAAGCTAAAAGAATCTTATAGATACCATCTGCTACATCGTTTGCTGATGCTTGTAGAGTTGCTGCATTTGCATCACCAGCTTCTGCTGTGGAGGAACCAGCTGGATCGATAACAGTTGCTGTGACCTCTTTCCAAGTAACTCTACCGGGATAGTAGAACTTGTGTCCTAGAAAATCATGAGAAGACTCTGATATATCGAATGAAGGCTTATCACACTTCTTTGCAATGAAGCTTGGTAGCTCTACGCTTGAAGCACCAAAGTCAATCAAAAACTTAAACTTTCTTTTTGGCTCTAATGAAGCCTCATTCCAGAATGCCATTTATATTCCTCCAACCTTTATATTATTAAATAGTATTAATCGTTAAATGATGCACCAGAATCTGTGATTGTGAAGTCGATTGCAATGAACTCGATTGCTCTTGCTGGCTTCAAGAAGATCTTGGCATACATGATGTTTCTATCGATCAAGTCTGGTGTTGTAGTTGATTCATCAAGGATTACACGATAGTCAGTTAAACCTAGTCTTGACTTGACGGAAGCTAGGAATGGATTTACTTGACCAAGGAAGCGATTCCAAGTTGTCTCTACGTTTTGATCGAATAGAAGTCTTGCGGCGATTCTTGAAATCTCACGCTTGACGAAGATCATCATTCTACGAACATTGATTCTATCAAGAGCAGATGGTGTAACTTGTAGAGTCTTTTGTCCAAAGATTACGATACCTTCTGCTGGGAACTGAGCGATAGGATTGATGTTTGCTTCGTATAGTGTGTCTCTTTCTTTTGATGAAAGTCTGTGTGTTACGCCTAGAACTGGTACGCCACCACGTCCTTCGGTTAAGCCGCCTCTGGTGAAACCAGCTGGTGCAAACCAAAGCTCTTGTGTTGATTGACCATATGACATAGCTCCAAGAGCTACAACTGATGGTGGTACGAAGAGTGCTCTATTACTGATGGTATCTCTGATTTGTACCCAAGGATAGTATGTTGCACCATAGCTTGAGTTGATGCCTCTGTCCTTAAGACCTTGTGCAGCAGAGGTTGCAGTTCCAACGTATCTACCAGTTTTGGTAGCAACAGAAGCTTCTGCTTCTGGTGTGTAAACGTTTGGAAGATCGATTACTGCAAGAGCGTCTGCTCTACCTTCGCAAGTTGATACTAGATGATTTGTTAAACCAGTATTGGTAAGACCGGGAACAGTTACTATATCGGTTACTAGTGTTTCTGGGTCTGCAATAGTATCGATTGCACGCTTGTATGTGTAGTAAACGTGATCGGTTCTCTCGGTAGCATTAGCTGCGATTGAAGAGTTACGAAGTGGTTCTGCCTCAGTTGCATCGAAACCATCAAAGCCATTGTAAAGTGGCATTGTGAATGAGTCGTAACCAGCATTGAGAACTGCTCTGTATCCAGCAGCAGAACCAGTACCAGAAGAAGCTTGTGCTGTTACAGAAGTACCAGCAAGACGAGAACCAGCATTGTATATTGCGCCGATGCCAGTAGCTGTTGAACCAGATACGTCATCTAGTGAAAATACGAATGACCATTCGCCATAAGCTTCTGTACCCCAATCATAGTTGGTTGTTGATACTGTGCTTGAGAAGCCTCTTGTTAGATCGTAGTATGTTGGATCGAATACTGTTGTTGCAGTCTTCTCACCAGTTGCAATACCAAAGTAAGCATTTCTTGGATCGTTTAGGCCACCCTCAGAAGCTGAGAGGCGTAGTGGAATGCTTGGGAATACGATTGAAGCTGTGATGCTTGCAGAGCATACAAGGAACTTGCTTGCGTCTGGTGTTCTTACTTTGCCGTATCCTACTGGGGCTACTGGGGCTTGTGCTGATGGGACGCCAGTAGCAGAGCTTGATACGACGAATGACTTGAAGCGTGGTAAACCAAAGAAACCGAATGGTAGATATGTTGGGTCAACGTTACCAGCATCTACATCGTCATTCATTTCAATGCGGACATACTTGGATACGTTTGTATATGTACCGTATTCTCTTAGTCTCTTCTCGGTTTCATCCCATTGAACAAACTTATCACCAATACGACGAGCGATATAATCTGGTGAAGCTGGATTGAGATTTACGTTTGCGAATCTCTCAATGAATACTGGACGATTATCTGAGTCGGTAGCTAAACGGATATCAAGTGTGAATGTTCCGTAATCTTCGAAGTCTGTTGCTGGTGCTTTGATATCAGAGACTGAAACTTTGTAGTTCTTTTGTTCGTACTCGCCGCTGTCTAATGCAACAACGCGGAATAGCTTTTGTTGTGCTGATGGGGTGAATGAACCAGTGTTGTTTGTAAGATCTTGACCGATAATCCAGCCTGTTTTTGCTGGACGTGTTGGCGCACGGAACTTATCAAGTGAGATAGAACCAGATGCTAATGGTGCAATAAAGCCATGCATATCAGAAGACATTGAGTAACCACCGGCAGTCAATACTTCTTCTACGCTTCTTTCGAATGATTCACCGATCCAATAGTATTCAAGATTACCAGCTGTTGTAATATCGCTGTTTGTAAGGATTGGATTTGTATTGAATACTTTTCTGATGTACTTATCAGAATCTGGATTCAAGTTGAAGTTAGAAGTATAAGTACCGCTTGGACCTGTTACAACTGCTCTGAACTCTGCATATGGATTGCTTGACTTAACGAGTACGTTAGTACCAGAGAGTTCAGAACCACCGGCTACTGTGCCAGTAAGAACTACTGAACCCTGTTGTAGATAGAAAACGGCAGCAAGAGTACCAGTTACGGCAGTTGTTGGGGATGAAGCAGATGGCATAACGAATAAACCATATGCACCACCAGCAGCGTCAGTTGTGCCAACAGTATTTGTTGTTTGCCAACCAGCTGTACCGGCTGTGGTTGCTTGCTCATGTTGTGTACCAAGAAGACGGATTACATTTAAAGCTGGTGTGTTACGTAACCAAGCTTGTGCAGCATAAGCAGCATATGTTGGACCTACGTAGTTACCATCGCGCCATACATCATCGCCAGAGTTACCGGGTATTGGATTACCAAATATTTCTACGAACTGTGAGAAAGAAGTAATGTATACTGGACGCATTGCTGGTCCTTTTTCAAATCTACCAATAACAGTTGGGCCTACTTGGTTTGATACTGCTGGTAGTTGTGAGTTGTCGATCTCTTGAACGAAAACACCGGGAGATACGAATCTGAATGATGAAGCTGCCATATTGCTTAAACTCCTGCTTGATGATTTAAATAATCATTAATAAATAGTATTATTTCTTTGAAACGGCCCTATTCGTTGTAATATGTTTTATTTTTGGTTGTTGTTAAGAAATCTGGTATATCTCCAAAGATTACCTTCTCTCTTGGAAGTTTAACATCAACAACATTCTCTCTTATGACAACTTTAGGATTTTGTTGATTCTTGTCTTGACCAATAAGATATCCTTTGACTTCAATATTTATTGTAGTACTATAAGTCTTTCTTTCTTCTCCAAGGTTGTTTGCATTATTGTTGAATGCAAAATCTCCCTTTATGAAAGCATCATATTTATGTCCGTCGCGTGTAATCTGAAAATATCTTGTATTTCCGTTCTTTGTGAAGAATGGTTGTGTGATTTCATTTAGTTGTTGTTGGTAATCTGTTTTTATATTTAACTGATATGCGGCTACAACATAAACAGGAACAGGTATTGTTATTGTTTGATATACAACTTTATTTGCTCTTTCATCCCTAGTTCTTTTGTCAAACATGGGATAGACTCTTGTATCGCGAGCAGTTGAAGCATTTGTACGATCACCGACTTGTGTTCTTCTAGCATCTGCTATTTGAAAGTTAGAAGTTTTAGCTTGATTAACAGTTATTGTTACTGAGACAGCTCCACCCTTTTCATCATTTATTGGACGAATGTTAGCGGCCATTGTACCAGTACGATTTGGATCTTTTTCTATTGACATTCTTTGTACTGTTATGATTGGAAACTTTACCAAACCAGAACTGTCTCTTATGTCTTTATCTGCTTTTAGTTGATAAGCTCTTTCTGCTGATAGCCAAACAACTGGTACTCTTTTCCAACCTTCATTTGTAGTTGAGAAAAGATCCATATCTCTTGTTAACCAATCATAGAATGCTGCATCAATAGTTTCTATTGTTGATGGATCGTATTGTATTTCTTTCTTTTCCATATTATCCTACAAATATATTGAATGGTACTTTGGAATCAACCTTCTGAATGTTCTCGGCTTCGGCTGCAACTTGTTCAGTAAGTTTGGGATAAGTCATCTTCTCAAGCATTGTCTTAAGTTCTTCTCTAAGCTTGTCTTGTTGCTCTTTACCTTCTGCAATCAAAGCAGAACCATTAAGAGTGACAGATTCGCCGGGTATTGGAAGAGTAGCAAACTTGGAACGTATTTGTCCTAGTATTTCTTTGCATAGAGCCAAGCAAAATCTTCTAATCCACTGTTTACCAATAGAGTTAATGTTCTCGTAAGGTATGTTAGCAAATGGAAGTGTATTCATATTGTTAACACCATTAATCCCAGTATTTGCCTGCGTTCCTGTACCAGCAGTTCCAGTAGCATTACCATCTTCTACCCAACCATCTTCATCAACGCTAAAGTCAATCCAGAAGTATCTTGGAGTAAATGAGTTTGGAACAGGAAATATTCTTAGTTTGTTGTTTATGATCTCAAATGAATAGTGAGAGTTTCTTGTATAGATTGAAGTCTCGTAAGCCATTGCTTGCAGCTTATTGTGCCAACTTGGTATAACTTCAAATGTGCTATCGTCAGCATATTGACCATAAGATGAAAGATTACCGATTACGTTAAGACCGCCATAGTAACCAAAGAATCTCCACATCGATGCTGGTGTTTTATAATAAAATCTTCTTATTGTCACTTTCTTTCCTGCAACTGAACCAGAGAATGGTACTGGGCCACCAGTTGCTGGATCGTAGTTATTAACAGAAGCAGATTGAATGATTGATTGTAAATCATAATCTTGAACTTCATCTATTATTGGTATTGAAGCTGAGTATATGCGAGAGTTCATACCTATGCCAGCTTCTAGGGCATAAGCATCGCCCATTCTTTTAACAATATCAATATTATATTTTGGATAGGCTAACTCTGCTCTTCCACCAATATTATTTGTTAACTCACCATTTTGATCAAATGTTCCTGTTGTTTTACCAAGGAATACAGGTAAAGCATTTTGTGATTGATGAAGATTGATAAGATAAGAGTATTCTAATACTGCTTCTTCATATGCAGCATAAACGTTTCCAACAGTTAACTCAATATCTAATACATCACCACCTAACTTCTTATAAACATAAGCTACTTGGTCTGATGCTCCTGTTAAGAATGATGTTGAACCAGAGTAGATAGCAAATGGTAAATATTGTGTTACTTGTACGGGGCTTCCTGTAACTGGAAGAACAACTGCGCTTAAAGTGCTTGCAGGTAGCAACGTAGGAAGAGCCATTCAATAAATACTCCTTATCATTGTAAATAGTAACAAATAAAAGAAAACCCCCGACTATTGCTAGCCGGGGGCTTCTTAATCTAATACGCTAGATTATGCGCCGCTCTCACCGAGGAGGCCACGGATGATGACAAGACCGTACATATCTGGTCTGACCATCTTCTTGGCGTAACGGGTCATTACGCCCTTACGTGGTACGAAGTCCTCTTGACCAAAGATGGTAGGAGTGACTTGTAGTGGGACGTATGGTGCGTAGACGTAACCGCTTTCAAGGAAGGAGTTACCCTTACGACCAACGAGGATTACGTTGCGGAGGAAGTCGGCTGCAACGTATACGTCAAACTTCTTGGAGATTGAACCAACGTTGACTGCACCGATTTCGCCCTTCTCATCATCGTGGGTTACCTTGGCACGGAAACCAGAGGTAAACTCAAGAACATTTGCAACTTCTGGACCGCAAACGATGAAGTTTGCACCACCACGGAGGGTCTTTCTGTGGATTTGGGCTGATACGTCATTGATTGTCTCAATGAGGGTTTCATACCACATTGATACGTTACCAGTGAAGTCTGGAGCCTTAGCTGATGCACCGATTTCAACACCAGTTGTACGATTGACGAATAGACCGGGTGAACGTGACCAGTAGAATGTACCAGCGGTTGCACCTTTGATGAGGTCTTCCATGATCTCACGGTCGATTTCAAGTGCTACGTGCTCTGAGAGAAGTGAGGTAAGTTCGACTTCTGCATCGAGGTTGTGGTAAGCATTGAGATCTTGACCGAGTTCTGGTGACCATTTAGCCTTGAGCTTCTTGGTGACAGCTGATACGGAGACTGATTCAACCTTGATATCAAGCTCTGGGATAGCTGTTGAAGCTTCAAGACCCCAAGTGTCAGTACCGGCGATTGCACCGAGAGCATCAACACCAGCTGGGGAAGCTTGGAAAGCGTCCTTGATTGGGAATTGAAGTGTTACGGCTGCGCCAGTTACGTCTGTGATTGCAGTAGCTGGTACTTGTGTTGATGTGAATACGAATAGTGCATTTGCACCACTCTTTGATGTAAGTCTTCTGACGAGCTTGGTACGACCAGAAGTACCGACAGCATTGATGCCACCAGCTGATGATGAGAGATTGATTGCAACGAGGTCGCGATCATTGAACTGTGAAAGACCAGAAAGTGTGGTGCTTGCAACAGCTACGTATGTACCAGAAGCAACGTCTGGGTCGAAACGTAGGTATGAATCAACGATACCGTCACCGGCTGTACCAGAAGCTACTGCTGAGAGTGATACTGATAGTGTGCCAGTTGGTGATGAGTAACCGTTATTAAGGCCATAGAAACCTTTTTCTGCATTAACACCAGTTAGGTCAACACCGCCTGTGAGTTGGCGACCAACGATGCCTTGGGCATATGGTGATTCGTTGGCTGCTGCACCAAGACGTGGGGTTGTACCGGGTGTGTATGTGAAGTCGAGGAAGAAGATGAGGCCAGATGGAAGGCTCATTGGTTGTACTGATACGAGATCATTTGCAACGAGTGAGGCGAAAACACGACGGACGATTGGGAATGCTACTGAAGCGAAACCTTCAACGTCGCCTTGTGCCATTGTTGAGGACTCACGGAGAAGTTCCTTGGCTTGATTCTCAAGAAGACGAGCCATGCTGTTACGCTTACGGTCGTCGGTGATGCCTTCTAGGAGGCCGGTCTTTTCCCACTTAGATAGAAGGGCTGCACCTTCTCTTTGAAGATCACGTTCTACCATGCCTTCTGTTAGTTTTTGTACGATTGACATATTAATACTCCTTAAATGTTATTTTTTAATACCTGCTAAAATTTGCATTCTCTCAAGTAGAGGAACTTGAACTGTTTCTTGTTCTCTTCTTGGGATTGAAGTTAGAACATTTCTAGTTACTGCTTCGCTCAATGATTTTGGTGTCGCTGATACAGAAGCACCTTGCACGGAACTTTGAAGAGTTTCGTAGATTGTTTTTGCTTCGTCTGGGGTTTTAGCGTTTGAAAGCGTTTCGACAAGTTTATTCTTTTGTCGCTCATTCAAGGAGCCATTGCTTAAAACGCGGTTTGTATAAAGAAGCTTGGCGTTAGACAAAGCAAATGCGTCAAGCTTTTCCTTAAGGGCTGGAACTACTGCTTCGTATTTCTCAACCTTATCGGCAAGAGCCTTAGATATTTCTGTAAGCTCTTTAAGTGATTCTTCTAGTTCTTCTTTATCGGCAACTAGTTTTTCAGTTTCTTCATCTTTCTCTGCAAGTTCTTTTGCAAGTTTTGAAAGCTTAAGATTGTCAACATCGTGGTTTGTTACGCCACCACCGAGGGACCAACTGTTGCCTTTGTATTGTGGATTGTGATCAAGTTCAAACTCTACTTCTTCTTCAAGCATTGAACCAAGTTCTTCTTGATCAAACTCTATTTCTTCTTCTAGCTCTTCTGCAAGTGTATCTTTATCTATTGTAAAGACTTCTGCTAATGCAGGAGCTAAATCATTTTGTCTGCTCATTACGGCTGATTGACCAAGACCGCCCATTTGTTCTTCTTCTTGGGCTACTGCTCCAGCAAGAGCATCTAGATCAATACTTACTTTTTCGTCTTCATCTGGGCATTGGCAAAGTCTTTCATCATCAGTTGTTGCTGATGGAATACCTTTTATTGGATCTTCGCCAGTTATTGCTGATGTTGTTGCTGCACCGGGAGCAGGAACCATTTCTGGTACTTCTTCTTGTTCTAGCAAGCTTTTTAAAACATCTTTTATTTCTACTGAGTATTTCTCTAGTACTGCTGCTTCTGCATTTTTATAGGCAGCTTCTTTAAGAGCTTTTGCATCAACGATGGCTTGTTCTAACAATGAAGACATTAATAATACTCCAATAATGATTAATCAAAAATAAATAGTGAGGATATTTAGAAAAATCCCAAATATTAGATATATTGTGTTATTATCCGCAATGATATGTGCAACCGACGAAAGCTTTACGATATATTGAGCCATTATGCTGGAACTCAACGCAATCATAATCTGTATGATTCAGTTCAAATGTACAGTCTTGTGTAATCTTTGCTACTGTATAGTTTGCTAAAAACTCTGAATCTTGTTTCATGCCAAGACCGGGAACTTCGCAGGTTGTGATATAATCTCCGTTTTGTAAGTTTCCATTTATGTTACAAACCCAAACACCACCCTCGCCTATTGAGTTGACAATAATACGAGTATCTTCGGTTGTTTGTTGTTTGTCTAATACTGAAACAAATATACCAATAGCAAACTTTCTTGTTGCATCTTGTACTTCTTCGGAATCTGATACTACACCCCAAACAGATTTTTGATTTCTTTGTGTTGATAAAGTGATCGTTGGAAGTGATTCATTAATAGATGGTTTTGTTGAAAGATCAGAGTTCTTATAAGTTCCATTTGAAACTACTATCAAACCAACATGATTTTTGTAATCACTTAACTGTTCAGTAGTGGCAAGAACATTTCTGTGTTGTCCAGTAAAATCTATATTTGAAACAGAGGTTACGCTATCCAAATATCCCTTAGATGAAGTTGTTGGAACACTGTTTGTTCCATAGTAAAAATGTAAGTCAGTACCACTTAGTTTGGTATGCCAAACATTATTAGCATTATCAAACCAATAAGTACCAAAATGATAAAGATTGGCCCATCTTTCTGTTGAAGAACCAACTGAATAATAGTTGGTAGCATAAGGTAGTAAATGTTCAAGACCACCACCAGTTATTATTCTTTGTGTCGTACTTGTACCTAGTTCCATGCCTCCAACAAATGTGGCTTTATTATTAAATAAAGTCGTTGGTTGTACTGTAATCGATATGTTTCGATCAAGTGTTATAACATCATTTGAACCCAATAAGGCACCAGTACCACCATCGCCCTTTGAGCCAGACCATGAAATCTTAAACTTTTGCCCATCAGAACCATCGATACCAATAATATAAGAATCACTATCTGAGGTTATTCCATCTGGTCCGCTTTCAAATCTTAGTGCTGCATCACCAGCTATGTTTCTATTCTCTATTGTCATTAATGGATGATTAAGCGAGGAAGAACGAATAACGTTTATTGTCGCTGTTGTACCAGATGCTACTATGTCATTGTAACAATATAGTGTATTATTGACAGTAGCATTATTTCCAAATGTAGCAGCACCACCAACTTCTAATGTTGATGATGCTGAAAGAGTAGAGAATCTACCAGAAGATTGTGTTGTATTTCCTATTGGAATATTATTTATTGTTCCTCCAACAAGGGAAACAGTACCAGAGTTTTGAGTTGCTATATCACCCAAGCCCAAAGTTGTTCTGGCATTTGCGTTACTAGCATCATCTATCAGTGATCTACCAAATGTAGTTATTGTTCCAGTAACTGCCGTATCAACACCAGTAAAATAAATATATCTATCAGCAGCTGTTGTTAAACCAGCTATAGTTGCTAGTGTAGCATCATATGCTTGTACGTTTGTGCCTATTGTTAATCCTAATGTTGTTCTTGCGGTTGAGTTATCAGCATCATCTAATAATGTTCTGGCAAAAGAAGTAACAGTTCCAGTTGTTACAGTATCAACACCAGTAAAGTAAATATACCTATCAGCTGAAGATGTTATATTTGCTATCGCTTGCAATGTTGGGTCTAGTGAAGAAGTACCGTTAGATATCACACCAGATATCTGGCTTCCATTACCTAACAATAAAGAAGCACTAAAAGAAGAAGGTGTAAGAGATACAACCTTAACGCCGCCAATAATAAAATCTATTTTATTATCTCCAAAGTCTATTTTAGTGTCTTTTTCTGGGTCCATTGATGCTACTATATCATCTAGTTTTTGTGGACCTTTGGTAAAGTTGTAAGCCATATTATTAAAACCTCACCAATAAATAGATTATAAATACAAAAAGGGTGGCACCCCCTAAAGGATGCCACCACATTTTTGATTTCTCTAATAATCCAGATATATAATAAGGATTATAAGATGAACCAGCTTCCGCCGTAAGCAACTATTGAGAAACCAGCGAATGGTGATTCAAGTACTACGGATGTAACACCGTCTATGCCTTGTACGCCAGCATCAATTGTTACTTGAACATCATCACCACGATACTTCTTGAGTTTGATTGTCTTTCCTTCCCAAGAAGAAGCTGCTGGTAATGTAGCTGTGAAAGCACCCTCATCTGTATTGAGTAAGCAGATTGAAGAGGTTACGTTGCCAGCTCCTTGCAACAATTGAACAGATTCCTTCATACCTTCTGTGGCAACAAGTGACTTAACCTTGAGGTCAGCGTATGATTCAACGGCTACTTCTAGACCATCGTGTGGTGTATTGGTTTTGGCAAGAGCGAACTGAGTCTCTGATTGATCCCAGAAGAATACTGGGTCAGTAGCACCAGAAATGCTCATGATGATACCACGGTCACCATCGATAGCTGCACCAAGGGATGCTGAACCAAGATACATGATTGGATCTTGGAGCATCATGTTGGTGGAGTCAACGTAGGTTTGTGTACCAGCTACATAAAGATTACCGTTAACGGTAACGTTATTGGAGAAGGTTCTTGAACCTGCGATGGTGTCCTTAAGATCAATACCAGCTGAGTCAATCTTAAGTGCATTTGATGATGATAGTGTGAGTGCAATATCGTTTGCATTTACAACGATACCACCGTTAGCGGAGGCTACGTTGAATGTAAAGCTAAGTCCACCACCCATTTCTGCACTGTAATCGCCAGTAAGACCGTTACCAGCTGAAGCTGTGAAAGCGGTATTACCTTGGACTGCATTGCCTGCACCGGGACCGTACTTGACTGATAGAGTTGTTAATGCACCAGCCTCGGCACCAGTTACTGCCATAAGACCAGTGCTGGCTACTGAGGATGAAAGAGCAACCTTATCATTTAGGATAGCGATTGCACCAGCACGTTGTACTGCTAGAATGCCGTCGCCACCGTCACCAAGACCCGCACCAGCCATGTATTGACCAAGAGCAGTTACTGTTGATTTCTTGGTTGTACCATCGGAGCTATCTACGTATACGAATGCATCGGCACCAGCATCAATAGAAGCGGCTGAAAGTTCACCTAGATCAACAGCAAGTGATGTTACAGCACCATCACCGTTAACAGCAGCTGAAAGACCGCTACCGGCGATTGAAGCTGAAAGTGCAACGCTATCAGCCTTGATTGCAACTACGCCAGCAGTATTGACTGATAGTTCAGTTACAGCACCGTCTAGATCTTGTACGAATCCAAGACCAGCAGCGGCTACAGAAGCTGAAAGGGCAACCTTGTCAGCCTTGATAGCCATTGCACCACCAGTTTGTACTGATAGTTCGGTAACTGCACCGTCTGCATCTTGGGCAAATCCAAGACCCGCGGCGGCTACTGAAGCAGAAAGTGCAACTTTGTCATTCTTGATTGCCATTGCACCGGCTGGTACAACATCAAATGTAAAGTTGATACCAGCACCGATTGAACCAGAAGCAGTACCAGAAAGACCATTACCTGCTGATGCTGTAAAGGCTGTATTACCTTCAACGGCTTTCTTGGCATCTGAACCGTAAGCTACTGAAAGTAATGAAACTTTTCCACCAGTTTCATTAAAGAGAATACCGTCACCAGCAATTGATGATGAAACGTATACTGAGTCAGCATCAACTGCAAGAGCACCAGCACCAGCAACGTTTACAGTTACTGATGAGCCTAGATTTACTAGACCACCACCTGTAAGACCGTTACCAGCTGAAACAGTTACGCCACTGTGTTCAAGTTCTGAGTTATTGATTACGCCACTTGGAAGAGCTACATCACCAGTGGAAACTGTAAGGCTTCCAGATGAAGTGAGTGAACCAGAGTGGACGTATTTACCTAACGAAAATTTATATGCCATAGTATAAGATACCCCTTGTTGTTAAAAAAGCGATAATACAAACGCATATGCGAAAATATTACCGCTATCACTAAATAGTCTTGACAAACACAAGAAGCTATGTTATATAAAAAGTTTTATTTTTTTAGTAGATGAACCACTTACTTACACCATCGGTGTAAACGTTCATTGATGCATAAGGTGACTCAATATAAACAGCATTTAATCCATCTACTGTATTAGAACCAGATGCTTGAATAATGATATTATTTATGTCTGCTGCTCCACCCTCATCTTTTATAACATATGATCTTCCAGCAGTAGAACCAGAAGCACTTGGAAGCGTTATAGTTATGGAAGATGTAGCATTAACTGTATCTACTCCGATAAAGTGATGTGTATATTGTAGGACATATGAAGAAGAAGTATTTAATCTATTTAATATAGTAGATTGAGTAGATAGAACTGAAGATGACAATACTGTCGTAGTAACATGATTAACGCCAACACCAGTACCTAAATCTAGTTTTTTTGTTTTACTATATTTGTATGCCATTAGAATACGTGCCACCCATTTGTATTTTTGTATATTGATACTGCTACGAAATCAATATCTAAATGCGTATGTGTATCTAAATCGATTGAATCGCCAGCAGATGCTGAAATAGTTATTATGTTCGTATCAGCGTTTCCAGTTTCATCTTTTACAACATATGATCTACCATTTTCAACAGTCGATAATGGTGGAAGTGTTACTATAATATTTGAATAGTTTGAATCAACACCGATATAGTTATCGTTTAGTGTTATGTTATAACTAGATGTTATTGTTCTAGTATTATATGAAAGATTAGAAGCAGATACAGAAATGTATGTTATTGGTTGCCCATTTAAATATAAGCTACCAGTTATATTGACACTTCCTGTTACTTGAACTACATCATTCCCAACACCATCGCCTAGATAAGTCGAACCAGAGACAATAAGATTATTTCCTACTGTTACATTGGTAAATGTTCCTGCTCCAACAGTGTTACCTCCACCACCATTTGGTCTTACTATTCCATTTCCTCCACCATTTGGAGTTATAGATGTTGTATATTCTTTTCTTTGTGGAACTGTATTTGCAGTAAACTGAGGGTTGAATGTTCCTTCTCTTGCTCTAACACATTTGCCTACAACTTCAAACTTACTTTCGATTTGACCAAATAGTTGTCTTGGTTCGCTAAGAGATACGATTTCATAATAACGATCACCATATAAAACGAAATCGCCTTCACGGACAAACATATCTTGATCTTCTGTCAATCTACGTTTATGAAAATGAATCTCTATTGAGGTAGCTTTGTCAATACCCAAGCCTTCTGTGAATAAGTTAGTTTGACCTTCCCACTTAACGAGCGCATGAACTCTTACAGGAGGTAAGAATGTTTTTTGTATTGCTTCTCCGTATACTGGATGAAACAAGGAGCGATCAATGTCTACAGCAAAGTAAGCGACTTGTTGACCAATAACTCGTTCAATAAGTTCATCATTGACTTGCTTAACAAAGTCTTTTTCTTTTTGACCAGTAAATAAGGGAGGTGGCGGGGTAGCCGGTTGCTCCCATTGGGTATCTGCTTTCTTTTTTCTTGCCATTTACTATAAATAGAGCAAAATATTATTCTATACTAATAAAGTTACTGTGTTGCTTGGAAAGTTGGATAACCATTGTAATCATATAATGGAGTAGTAGACCATTGCCACCATTTACAACCTCCCGCAAGATTACCAGCAGTATTAACTGTTTGTAACATTTGTCCAAATCCAATATTTTTAGTGCGAATAGATAATGTATCTGATGTTAAGTTTGTCCAAGATGTTGGTGGAGTAGAAGAGAAAGTTTTGTTATAAAATAATGCTATTTGATCATCAAAAGCTCTCATTCTTAACCAAACACCATTATTTCTTTCTGTTGTAGTAATAGATGTTTGTACTAATCCTCCAACACCAATACGCCCTTCTATGCCAGTTGTAACAAGAGCATTGGTGTGACCAACACCAAATTTTGCATATGTACCTCTTGCTGCATCATCAAACAGAACTATACCCATTTGTTCATAGTCAGAATCACCATTTGAATAACAAAGAGCTATTATTTCTAAATAACCATTATATCCAATAGTATAATATCTGCAAGGTGCCGTCTGTGCAGATGGTGTCCAATCTGTATTTGATGCGCCGTGAATCATGTGTAAAGAGCTACCAGATGTTGTATTTTCGTTTGCACTTGTTAAAGAACCAGAGTTCAGCCAAGTCCATCCATATTCTGGAGTTGTTAAACCAACGGTTCTTGCTTGTGTAAATGTAAATTTATTTGTATCTGAAATAGTATTGTCTTTTAGAGTCCAAATACCATTTATAAGTTCTAGTTCTTTTACAGCCATATTATACCATTCCTATAATGTAAAAACCATTAGTACCATTTGATACTATAGTCAAACTGCCAGATGGAGTTGTTATTAAGGCACCAGAACCACCATCAATTGTTTCTGAACCACTTGGTCGAATATATATATTATTCAAAGAAGCACTACCAGCAATATCTTTAAATACTAATGTTTGTCCCGCATAATAGCTGGCTGCACCAGTTAAACTTGCAGTTACAACAGAACCTGTTGTACTAATACCAAAGAAGTAAGAAGCGGTTGGTACGTTAAAGTTGGCAGTATATGTTGCATATTTTCCGATTACCGTATCAAACTTCGCAATAGAACCTGTGATACCACCAGAAGCTGTTATTGCATTGCTAAATGTTGGTGTTGGTCCGGTTACTTGTAAGGATGTTGAAACTGTAAGATTTTGTCCTGCACCACCAGCAATAGTTGTTGGACCACCAGATATTGACATACCTGCCGCTCCAGTAATAGCACCACCCGCTGATATTGTTGAAGAAGCTGAGATTGTTGTACCGGCAGTTATTGTAGTGCCCGCTGCAAAACCAGCAATAGTTGTTATTGCTGATGCTCTAAGATTATTGACAGTTACATCAAAGAACGAGCTTGTATTAAATACCGTCATACCATCATTAAC